CCTAGTTTAAACTCAGCCATTCTATACTCCGGTTTTTATGAAGTTTTATTATTTAGTAAATCATCGTATTCTAAAAGAACGATAAAACATATTTTGTGCTAGCCATGATCCTTGAATATGCACACCAGCGCCACTAAAATCCGCTACAACGTTGATTTGATTAGTGAAGTTGGCAGTATTACTAATTTCTGCTGGACCTACTTTTACAACACCTGCTATAAAGCTTGCAGTCAATAGGTCTTCACCACCTACATTTAGCTTATTATTTAAGAATGCAGCTATAGCTCTTTGAGTAGGAATTATGTTATTAGAGTTAGCCTGCATGGTTACATCTGTGCTAAATTCTCTAACAACTGTTGCTGTTCCGCCAACAATAATACCTCCTAGCGCAATTTCAGTAAGTCCAGATAAATCAAAGAAATCAGCACTAAGAGTAACAGCTCCTGTAGCTTGCTCAACTGCAAATAATTCTCCTGCTCTAAAATTACCGTCCTGGTCTGTAGAAGTATAAAATACACGACCTCCGTTTAGTTGTCCTACTTCGTTTTGAGGTTGTCTATCAAACTCGTAATCAATATACAGGGTTGGGTAGTTAGCATCTATGAAATTACCGGTGCCAACGTCTAAGAAATCATGACCAGTTATACGAACCTGACTATAGCGTTCTTTAATTAAAACTTCCATGTCATCTTGTATTTCATCATTATAATTTAACAATGGACTTACTTGAAAAGTTGACTTGTATGTCCCATCACTGTTAAGACTTGTGTCTATATCTACTTTCACAGCAGTCCAAAAGGCTGGTTTGCCTCCTATATAAAACTGAGCACCTGGTCCAGGAATTAAACTTAAGCCATCGACTGTTATGAATTTTCCAACCGGTTGAATGTCTGCAAATCCATCTCCTGTTACTGTAACAACTGTAGTATTAGTTTTCCAATATATTCCTCTGTTAAAGAAGGTAGGCTGAGGAATAACTCCATCATTCACTCTACATCTAATTACTGCATCGATATTATTATTAGGATCAACTAAAGTGCATGTAGCCGACTCATTATTAGCATAACCAGATCCTGGATTCCAAAGTCTAATTTGTGTCAGCTGGCCACCTTCCACAACTGCACGACCTAGTGCCCTAGCTCCTGTTACAATTTTATTAACAGCATTTGTTAAATTTTTACCAGTAGCAACAAACAATGGAGTGTTATTGCTAATAGTAGAATCACCTAAAGTAATATCTGGTGAACCGAAAGCAGCAAAGTTCCATTCTAAATTATTATCTAAGGTTCGTTCTGTCCACTGAACACCGTTTTCTGAAGTTGCACAAAATGTAGTTGATGTGTTTGTAGGACTAGTGCATAGTGCTAGAAATACGCCATGTCCGTATATTATTTTTTTCCAGGTCATTTCAGTTCCTGGAACAGGTCCTGGCATTCCATGAGCAGTGCTATACCAAGTTACTCCATTAAAACTGTAAGTTGTATAACCAGTGCTTGATAAAGCTACGAATTTACCTGCACCATAGGCTATTCCTACCCAATCTTGTAATGTAGAATCTTGAACCTCGATAACTGTTGCTGACCAATTAATTTGACTAGTTATTGAGTTATAAACTCCGGTAGCTAAGGCGTTTCCACTGTTTGCTATTGCTAAAAATTTTCCTTGACCATAGGTTATATCTACCCATTCGTTTTGAGTAGAATCACCGATAGCAGGTAGTTCTGTAAATGTCCAAGATTCACCATTATCTTCGCTAAATGCTCCAGCATCTTGATTATTAGCAATCGCTAGAAATATTCCAGCTCCATATGTGCAAGCTACCCAATTACTAGTTGAAGGCAATTCACTTTCTGTCCAATTATTACCGTCTTCGGAATAAACTGCTTGATTACTATTATACTTAAGAGCCACAAAACCATTATTACCTGCTCCTACACACCTCCACTCTCCGACAATAGGTAGCAAGGCACCCGTCCAAGTTTCCCCTTCTCTGCTTGTATAGATAGTATCTCCGTTTAAAGAAAAAAGTAAAAATTTTCCACTTATTCCTAAACCTTTAAAATTAAATGTTGTTATAGCCCCGTTTGAGCCAACTCCTGTAACAGTTATTTTAATATCATGCTCAAAATCATTACCGTTAACTTGACTACCTACTATAGTAAGAACATCTCCTACAGAGTAACCGTTTCCAGAAAATGCAAGTGTAACATTATAGGTTCTATTAGTTTTAACAACATTAAAAAGAGCTAGTCCTTGGTCTGTGATAATTCCGTTATAACTCTCTTTAGTTTCTCCATAAATTAAAGCTCCCCATAAATTATCTGTTGGTAGATTATATTCTGTAGCTACAAATCCTGGATGACTAAAAATTGGTCTAGGTTCAAATCTGTATCTTGCTGTTCCTGTTAATACAGATTTAATAGGATACCCTGGAACAACATGATCCCAGCCTGGGGTATTATCACTTTCTTTGTAAACTTGAACTTGCTTAGTGTTTTCATTATAAGCATATACATACCCATATTGGCCCGTTCCATCTCCAGCAATAATAATAATTCTTGTTCCTAAAATTTCTATTTCGTCAGAGTCGTCGTTAGTTCCTAGTGTTATTGTTGTATCATCTCCAAATTGAGCATTGAATCCCCTAATAATATAACTTCCGCCTTTACTCAAAACTTGGCACTCATATATGGCATTATCTCTAAACTCTTCTTGTTGAACACTTATGCCACTTCCTGAACCTTGGAACGAATAATTGACTGTGGTATAATATTGACCAGCATTACTAAATTCTAATGCAAAAACTTCATCTGTAGCTTCACCGCAAAATGCTGCGGCTACTTGCGCCTGTTGGTCTCTTGCATTTATTTTACCGAACCTCACAACTTCTTCAGGGTCGTCGCCGTCAGCGACTGCACCGAATGTTCCATAAGAACTATTACCGTTAGTAGCTCGAATTATACCTCCATCCTCTGCAAACATACCTATCTGTGCATAGTATGTGAATACTGATACTAGTTCAGCCCTACCACCATTTAAAACCCAAGCACCTACTCCATCACTTATAACTTGAGTAAAGTCGTTGCTTACAATAGACTTATTACCACCGTTGTGTAAACTTCCATCTATTTTTTGTCCAACTGCGCCGTATCCAAATGTTGTGCAATTTTGAACATAACAGCTTCTAGTTTTAATCCATACACGCTGATCATCTGGGCCCCAGCCTGGATCTAAGCTTACATAATTTCCACCAGTAGGTCTACGATATAGTTCTCCAGGAATCGGTGATGCTAAACTGCCATTTAATCCTGTAAGTGTCATATTACGAATACCAGTAGCATCTCTTACATAAAACATATCTTCTAGTTCGCTGCCTACAACTGCATTTCCGTAATACCTTCCGGCCAATACTGATTTGTAATTTCCTGGATATCTAAGATCGTAAATAAATGCATCTATAAACCTGTCTAGATCTCGTAGACAAAGTTCTTCATCAAACACATAGTTTTGATCAGATTTAGTAAACCATAACGCTTCTTGTTTTAGGAAATTCCTATTAGCTGAAATATTGTTAGCTGCTGCTAGCCTGCCAGAATTTGTTGTTAAAGTATTATTCCCTGTGACTACAGGCTTTGAACTTGATATTTCAAGTTTATAATCTATATATTGAATAGCGTCTGCTATCATTGCCTGAACTAAATCAGCTTCAGTCGCTGTTGCCAAGTAAGTTGTGTCTTGAGTAACTGTATTTCCAAGGCTCTTGCTTATAGTAACACCAGTAAAAAGATCGTCTAAGATTATAGCAAGTCTGGCCAATGCAGATTTTGTTTTAGGTGCATCATTTTCTAATTCAGGTATAGGACCTTGAGCTTCTACAATAACGGCACGTAGTTCTTCTCCTAGCATTGCTGTTCTTTCCGGAACTATAATAGGTAAAACTTCCTGATACTTACCTGTCCTTATTTTGATTGTTGTGTATCCTGCAAAACCATCATCTGCTTTTTCAGCTGCGAATCTTATAGTTTTGTATGGCTTAAAATAATTTATTCCTCTTTCAGGATCATCGTCGTCTACACCATTCGGAGCAACATGAAACTTACGTTGTAGATCACCAAAGCTTTGCCATTCAAATGTTCCTTCCTCTGGATTTAAAACTGTAAGTGTATGATCTTTATCGCCTATAGGTATCCTTTGCGGACTTCTGGAACTATCATCTCCTAATATAGTTTTACCAAAAGTTAACAAATCTCCTATTTGATCTAAGCCTCCAGGTTCGTTTTCTATTAGTATAGCCCAAAAAACTCCTAAACCTGTTAATGGGTTTGAAGTTATAGTTGAGAGATGAGGCACTAAGCACCTGTAGGCGCTGCCTTTATGATAAACAACGTCTTCGCTGTTGTAGTAGGTAAAGTCACCATTAGCATCTTCTAAGGCCCAATTACCTCTAAAATCATTTCCTGGGACAACTATTTCCCAATTGCTATCATCTAGGTATGCAAGTGTGCTGTCATTTTCTATCTGATCAGTCAAAGCTACCCATAAAGCTCCACCACGTTTTACCAAATCTCCTTTTTTATAGAAGGCATTCGAATTAAATGATCCTACAAAATTAACCGCATTTACTAGATGACTCCAGTCTGGATTTCCGTTTGGGAAGAAAATAGTGTTCCCAGGCTCGCTATTAATATTATTATTAATAGCTATATAGAGGCTACTACTTACTCTTACAATGTCTCCTATGGCATAATAAGATGTATTACTCCAATTGTTATTATAATTAAATCCATAAAATAAAGGTAAAAAATTTAGATTATTAATATTTCCTACTGTTGAACTTGATGTATGCTCTTCGCTACAAACAAGTAAACTACCACCATATTTTACAACATCATTTTTTCTGTATAATGTAGATGCTGTGTAGTTACCTCTATAGGCAACATTTTCTACAACAATTTCCCATGTCTCATCTGCACTGTCGTTATTACCGTCGTTACTGCCGGCATTTATACCAGATCCAGAAGATGTATGTTCTAAAATGCATCTGTAAGTTATTCCATTATAAGTTACTATATCACCTAATTTATATCTATAACCCGACGTCCAAGCTCCAATCCAATTTTCACCACTGAAGAATAGTGTCCATTTATCGTAATCTAAATCAAATGTTGCAGAACTAACATGTCCTATAGCGCAAGAGTAAATGTTTCCTCCATGGCTAACTACATCACCATCTGTATAGACTGTGCTAGTGGTCCAATTATCTTTAAATTCTAAACCACCGGTCATTCTACTCCAAGCAGGAGCTACTTCAGTATCTGTTACATTAAATTTGTAATTTTGATCTGCAAAAAATGTTGAAGACTGGTGAGCTCTTATACATGTCCAAGCACCTCCTGCATAGAAAATACAATCGTCACGTCTGTAGGCGTAATTCTGTTGCCAGTTGCCGATCCATCTGTAGCGTAGTCTGCTTATCTTAAACTCTGCCATAATTCTTCCTAAATTTTACAATTACTATATTTATTTTACTCAGGATAGGTGTATTTTTGATTAATTCTAACTACAAAACTTCCATCATCTGATACGTAGTAATAGATAGATCTGGAATCCCATCTGTATTGGCTGAAAAATAAATTGTCAAAAAGTATTTCGTGTTCCTCATTTACATTGTCAACATAATCTAAACCATATTCGAATTCTACATAATCTTCATCAGGCGGCCCTGGATTATTAATAACTATACTTGTGCTTGCTTGGATTAGATTATTTCTTGTTAAAAATAGCTCGCCATCATTGTTACGACGAAGACCGTAGAAAAACTTAGGACTATTTTCTCCAAATATTGCATCATCTGTGCTAAAAATATAATTTCCTGACATAGTTTCTCCTTAGATTATTTCAGCATAACTTATAATTGCATCTACGCTAGCAGGCACATCACAAACAATTCTTAAACTACAATTCTCAGCTAGAATTAATTTTTCGCCATTAGTTACAACTTTAAGACTACTATTTGCAGGTATAACAATACCTTTTACATAATAAGCTTCAACACTGTCAGAGTCGACAACTGATATATCTACAGTTGTATTATCTTCAATAATATTTGCAAGATTACAACCTAAAATTGTAAATCTATTATTGGCATTAGTTGCAATAATGTCAGTAGGTGTTGTTCCTACACCTTGAACTACCTTGGTTCGAAAAAATGTTGCCATGTTTTATCCAAAAAATCTGCTATCAGTATTTATTAAATTTCAAATACATGCAGTTTTTTGAATATTAACGGTCAAACCCGTTAATAACATAAACATTTTTTGTAAGTGGAACACTACTTCCAAAATGAATCCATGCTCCGGCAGCATAACCTATAGGGTTGAGAAGTATTTCATAGTTTACATTCGCAACTTGTATAACATTTTCAACTATAACTAAAAGTCTCTGTGCTGCTTCTAGTTCAGTCAATAAAGAAGTTGTTCCTTCTTTTATCAGATTACAAGGATTAATATTAAGTGGGCCAAACATATCACCACCGCTATGATTTTCAAACGCTTGGAAACTCATTGTTGCAGGTTCTTTAAATTTGACTTTTCTCCAGGCTGAACTAGTTGTCCCGCTATCGCCTTGATAAAATTCAAACTCTTTAAGGTCAGAATTATATCTTATCATTCCTTCAACTGGGGCTGATGGACGATCACTTGTTCCGCCTTTTGGTATTAGTAAGCTATATTTTCCCTCCATGGTCACACGACCATCAGTTTCTACACTAACACTTTGATCTTTTACATTTCTAAAATTTAATTGACTCTTTTTTAGAAATTTCATTAACTTACTCTAAAAGAACTCACAGTAGCCATTATAACACTGCTACCACTTGGAAGAGCTACTATGGAATCTGTTGATTCTAATACTAATTTTTCTGTATCAAAAGTAAAAGTTTCCCCTGCTGGAATAGTCAACGACTTAATTATTTGTGTTTGAGCATTTGCTATTGTTTGGCTTAGACTTCCTTTTAACACATGAACATCCAAGTTCCTGTCAACTGAATCTGTGTTACAAAATATCATACAGGTGACTGCATGTTCCTCTCCTAATCCTGGACAAGTAAATATTGTCGTTCCTCCTGTAAGTAAAGCTGCGTTTGAAATTGCCATTATTCTGGTCCTTAAAATATCATACTAAATCCTAAAGCTCTACGTCTGCTCACAAGCTCATCGCTTGTATTAGGATTAGTAAAATACAACCCTGTTTTACCCATACCCAATGTAGATTTACTGTAAAGGACATTATAACTACTACTTGTAGAAGGAACACTTGATTGGTTACCAATTTGCACAACACCTGTAGTTTCTAAATCGCTGGAGATTTTTACTTTTCCGGTTCCGCTAGGATCAAGCTCAATATTTCTGTTACCTCCAGTAACAGAAATTAATGCATTGGTGCCGTCATGACTTAATTTTAGAAAATGATCTCCTAAAAAACCTGAATATGTTATTGGTATATTCAGACTAGTAGAATCAATAGTAGCTCTTTGATAGGCGTCTACTTTAAAGTTAATGTAGCTAGGATTATTTAAGCTTGAAGGATCACTGCTACTAGCGTCAAACACTCTAACTTCTGTATTATCGTTAGTTATGTGTGTAATGTTTGTAAAATATATTGACGATGTTACATAGTCTGCCATACCTTGAGTATTAACCAATGCATCTTTTAATTCATCACTTAAAGAAAGACTTATAGGTCCGTTACTCGCTTGGTAAGGCCCGCCTGGCGTATGTCCGCTAGGATAATCTAAAACATTTTCTTCGTAGTTAGTCGTTCCTTGAACAGTAACAACACCTGTTCCTTGATTAATAAGGTATAGGTTATCATTAGAAGCTACATTAATACTTGATGTGTAAATTCCTGCTCTTGCTGTGCCTATTCTAAAATCAAAACTTCCTTGTATAGGGTTAAAATTATCATCTCTATGATATAATTCATGATTAAATATAAAATACGCATTACCTAAAACTCCTTCTATTTCTATTCCAGAGGTTTGATTGCCAGAGCTATATGTTGATAAATTTGGACCACCTTTATTTAAAGTAATTACCCTATCAAGAATATTTGTATTTGTAGTTTCTAGATAGGTTGTAGATCCCTCTACATTAAGATTACCATATATCCAAACTTCACCGCTTGCACTCGCTAACGGTCCTCTTGTATCTAAAATAATTGCTGCTGGTGTAGTTGGAGGGGATCCTGGATCAGAATCTCTTCCTACTACGATTTTGTAATCGCCATTGTTTACATTTAATACTTTTATGGTCATATTAGATCTGAGTTAAAACGATTAAAGTTTCTGTTGAATCGTCTTGTAAAACCCATTTATAGTTATTTCCGTTAAATGCATGAGCTTTACGTGCTCCTAATTTTCTAATAGCTACAGGAGTTCCTCCTGCTGCTATTCCTACAAGACTAGCATCACCATTATTTGCAGGAGTTATAGCATTAGTTAAGCTACATACTGCTGTTGTTGCACCGTTGTCGCTACTACACTTAAATCTACGTGCACCTTTTTGTTTTAAAATATATCCTTCGTAGACAGTTCCACCTGTTTTAAATCTAATAGGAAGATGTGGGGTAGCAGCATTTCCTGTTGGTCCGAAATACTTGTTGTTAATTTTATTTGCCATGTTAATTTCTCCTTGACGTTCTAGGTCTATGCTTGGCAAGCATAAGTCATATCGACAATGTATTTATAAGAAATAACAAAGGGCGCACTTGGCGCCCTTTGTAATCGAACTAGTTCTTCTTTGTTTATTAGAAGAATGTTGGATTTGAAACTGTTACAGTTCCTAGATAATCCTGAGCATTACCAAGCGAACTTGCAGTATTTGTTAACTCTACATAACCATAACGTGTCATAAAGCTAACTACTGGTTCAAATGTGCTAGGATCTAACACAACACCGCTGCTCATTAATGGAATGTAAGGGCAGTAGAATGCTGCTGCATCACTTTCTGTCGAACCTTTATATCCAATAAGAACTTTTTCTGAATCACTAGCATATGTGTCTACATATACTTTCATTGCACCGTTCAATGTTCCAGCAAACTTAGTATTTGTTGGAGCTTCGAATGTGCCTTCAGTTGTGCGAGCAAAAGCAGAAGTTGTAGCACTTTGTAGCATTGTTAAAACTAGTGGACTAACTACTGCCCAGTTACCAGCACCACGACGTGTGCGCTGAGCAATTACGTTACTTACTTTGTTGATTGCAACTGCTAATGCAGCATGTTCGTCACCAACAAATGTTGCTGTTCCACTTACAGCAGCTTGATCAAATGCTATTTGATTCTGTGTTCCAGCTAAACTACGTAGGCTAGAAAGAATCTCACGATCAATTTCAGCTGTAATTTCTTGAGCTAGAGCAGCCATGATCTCAGCTTCTACATCAATACCATGCTGTGCTTGCATGTCTTGTGCAGCCTCAAATGTCCAGCGAGCGCTTAACTTACGAGTTTTCGCTTCAACTGTTTGCTTGAGGATCTGAATGCTCATTCTACGACCAGCTTCGCCTTCTAGTGCCGCTGTAACTGCTGCCTTACCTGGAGCAACTCCAGAATATCCTTCAGCAATTTTGAATGGGCTAAGTGCCTCTTCGCCTGCTGTAGCTGAACCGCCTGTTGCATCGGTAAAGTTATCAGCATAACGAACTCTTAGAGTATGGATCTGACCAACTGGTCCTGTCATAGGCTGAACACCTACCAACTCGTTAGCAATAACTGTTGGCATGACACGACGGATCACTGGAAGGATCACACGATTTAATGTTGCGACGTTGCCGGCAGAAGTAGCACCAGCGGTAGCACTTTCTGCGAGATACTTGCGTGTATTCTCTAAAGTAGCTGCCATTACTGATTTTTTGGTGCCTTGTAGGCCTTCCAAAAGAGCCTCTTTTGTCTCTGCCCAACGGCTTGTTAGTAGTTCTGACATTATATTATCTCCTAATTGTCTTTACTTAAATTCCAGCTAGACGACGAATATCTACGATATTGTGATCTTCTTTGCTGTTACTTACGCTGTTGGTTTGTTTATTGCCTGTAACTTCTTTTGCCTCAACTAGTGCCTGTTTTTTCTTTTGCGGAGTATCTCCAGCTATGACTGCTGGTAGATATTTTTCAAAACTACTTCGCAATTTTGCTGTTTGTATACTTTCAAGTAATTCTTTCATAATAGCTTTTTGCTGTGGAGCAAGTGGAGCCACTAATTCATTTAATACAACTTGACGTTCTTGATTTTCCTTAAGAATTTTTACTTCACGTTCTTTGCTTTCTGAAATTATTCTTGCTTCTGCCACAGCGTTTTTGGCAGCAGCAAGTTCTAATTCTTTAGTGTCTATGACCTTAAGCAATTTACTTGTTTCTGATTTTTCGTTAAGATAGCTGTTCTGATATTCGTTAGCAAATGCTTCAAATAATTTGCGACCGAAGTCATTACGTCTAGCACTTTCGATATCCTCTTTAAGTTGTCCAATTTCTTTTGAAAGTGTTTTTTCAACTGTTGATTCTACGAGTTGTGCAGCACGTTTTACAAATTGTTCTTTCATTTTAGCAAATGCTTGACGACCTTCTCGAACTAAGCGCACCTTAGTTTTTGCTAAATCCTGCTTATCTAAATGAAATTCTGCTATTTCTTGTGCAAGAGCTTCTACTACAAACTTTTCTAAAGTTTTAAATTTGTTTGCCATTTGAACTTGATCTTCATGAAGTTCTTTAACTTCAGCTGCGAGTTGTCTAGTAACAAATTCTTTCATTAAATGTCCGACTTTTTTACCTTCTACAACCACCCGTGCCTTAGCTTCAGCTAATTCATTACGATCTTCTACAAATTGCTTGATCTCGTCTCTTAGCTGGTCGCCAAGCATACGGTCAATTGCTTCTACCATAACTGATTTGTCATGTTCATAGCGTTGTGCAAATTCTTCACGTAGTTCTTGAGTTAGTTGGCTACGAGCTTCTGTTAGACGATCGTTCCAAGCTTTCTCAATGTCAGCTTTTACCTCTTCAGAAATCACATTATTCTCAAATAGTTGTTTAATTGCATCCAACATGTGATTCTCCTATTTTTATCGGAGCTTGCCTATTATTTCTAATAGGCTCTCTTTGAGATATTTCTGTGCCTTAGGATCGCCTTTGACCTCATGCGCTATACGCAAGCTACGATAACCCATGCGAGTATTCATAAGGTGTTCGTATATTGGTGTAGGATACGCTCCTGGAGCACTTGGTTGAGCTACCACATCTATTGTGATAATCTCAAAATCTGATACTTCACCGGAACCGTCCTCTCGAACGTTCCCGGATCCGCGGCTTGATACTCCTAACTTCACACCACTTTCTAACATAGTTTTCACTAAGTTTCCCATTGGTGTTGGTAGGATTTTTAATTTTCCATAACCGTCTGCGCCTTCCATCCACATTTTTGTGACCATATGGCACACACGGTCAAGGTTAATTCTTAGGTCATCTGGATGATCTACTTCGCCAAGAACTGAATATCCACCTTCAATTTGATCGTTCAGGGTTTTGACAGCCCTGGCGATTTCTTTCGCAGGATAAACACGCTGATTCTGATTCCTCTTGTCACCTT